CCGTCCACACCGCCATCCAGGCCACCCAAACCGCCTGCAGGAAGGTTGGTCACGATGACCTTTTGCGGGATATTCGGGTTGCCCATCAGCGACCCACGGCCGATGTTCAATAAACCCTTACCGATCTTGAGCGCGCTCATCGTCGCGCCCAACGTGACAGCACCGGCCGCCACACCGGCAATCACCGCGGTTACGGGCTGGTACTTGTTGGCCAGGTCAGCCAGTGCATAGCCAACTTTGCCCAGACCATCCGCGACTTTGTCAGTCAGCGGCCGTAGACCATCGCCCAGGCTGATCATGGATGCCTCCATGCCCGCCGTAGCCGTCGACCATTTGCGGTTAGACGTCTCGCGCGCCTTGGCAGCATCCGCCTCGATCTTGGTTTTACCGTCGGTGTCCTTGATCGTGACCATGTCGGCCTTGATCTTGTCGCCATATTTGATCTGCGCGAGCAAGCCCGCACTGGCGCTCTGATCGCTGACGATGTTGGCCAGCCCGGCCGCCTCAGTCAGGGCCACCATGGCCTGCTGTTCCTCGGCACTGCCGTCGGCGGCCGCCTTGATCTTGGCCTTCAGGGCCTCGATCTTTTTGGCCTTTGCCGGATCCTGACGCTTGATCATTTCCTGACTGAGCATGATGAAAGCGTCAACCGGGTTGGCCGCCTTGCCGCTTTTCGTCGCAGCCAGGATCGAGCCGGCCAGGTCGTAACCTTCTTTGGCAAAACGCTCCTGGCTGGTACTGCTGATCACCGCGTTCAACAAGTTGTTCATGTTGGTCGCAGCGGCCGCAGAGTCCTGGGTTTGCGAGTATTGCGACTGCAAGCTGGCACCGAGGAAACGCACCGCTTCGGGGCCTTCCATGCCCAGGCGCTTGATGTTACCGAGCATGGACGGCAGATACCGAGCCATGTCCTTGGGACCGAAGGCGCCGATATCCCCCGCTGCAGCCACCTGGCCCAGCATGCCGGCCATGTCTTCTTTCTTAACACCCGCCTCTTTGAAAGAGTTGATCAAGGTGGCAATGGTCTCGGCTTCCATGCCCTGGCCGTCGATCAGGTCAGCAATCTGACCGGCGTATTCGCTGGCCTCCTGCCAATCAACGCCTTTTTCAATCAGACCACCGACCGCCTTGGCCAGCAGCTGGCGACTCATGCCTTTGTCGTCCGCAATGGTCGAGACCATTTCGGCCATCTTGCCTTCGTCTTCAGTGCCGGCGGTGTGTGCCCACAGCGACATCTGGCGCACTTGCGCCTGATAGTCACCGGATATCTTGGTAGGAATGGCGACGGCCGCCGAAAGCGCCGTGGCCTGGCCGAGCGAGCTTTTCAGCCCATCCTTACCCTGTTTGAGTTGAGTGTGGCCTAGCGCCTTAAGCTCAGCCCCACGGGCCACTTGGCCGAGTTTCTGGTACTCGTTGCGCAACTTGCTGACCTCAACGCCCTGATCCTTAAGGGTTCTGAGATTGGATTCCAGCTTTTTCAGCAGACCGTCCGCCGAGGCCGATCCGGTGTCATGGGCTTTTTTCCACTCATCACGCAAGCGAATGGTGTCGCCGATAGTGCTTTGCAGTACCCGGGCCTTGGTGCCCTGATCACTGAGTTTCTTGATACGCCCTTCAACGTCCTTGAAGGCCGCGCCAACGGTTGAACTGATAGCGCCGCCGATGACTACGCCAAGCGCCAGGTTGTTCGCCATGGGGGGTCACTCCGAAAAGGTCCAGGCGGCTCACTCCTTGAGCCACCAGATCATCGTCGAGAAAGACATGGCTTCGATTTCGCTGGCCGAGAAAGAAAACTCCCGGGCCAGGCGCTGGGCCAGCTTTCTCTGTGTTTCTTCGTTAAACCCGGTCCTCGCGCACCAGGCGAAAATAGGCGGCCTGCAGGCGCTTGTAATCACGCACGCTCAGCTCACACAGATCATTCGCACCTGCATCGGTCAGGCTAGCGAACAGAATCATCTCGCTTTGATCTTCATCGTCCGGGCAGGCCTTGGTTGCGTGGCGGACCTCTCGGACGGTTGGGGAGCGCATGACCAGCTGATCGGTGTCGACCTGATTCACTTTGACGATCTTGGACAGCTTGATGGTTGCCGAGTCGACGGTGATCGTCAGCCACTCTGGAATTTTGTCGATTTCTTTAGCCATGGGTACTTTTCCTTAAAGGCCGAGGTCACGGCGAACAGCCGCGAGTTGGTCAACGCCGTTGATGACGCGTACCGCGTTGACAGGGTCGATTTCGAACATCCGAACGCCAGCGACTTCCAGCTTGTAGTAACTGACACTGACGGCGTACTTGAACTCAGCGTCGCCGCCTGGCTTCCACTCGCCCGGATCCAACTCCGAGACCATGCCGCGAATGGTGGCGACCACCGCCGTGGTGGCCCCCTTCTGCCCCTTGAACGAGCCACGGAATACGGCGTTGAACGCCGTCTGATCCGCCAGGCCGAAAAACTTCATCGACTCACGACGCACGCCCTTGGTGCTGAAAGACGCCTCGAGCTTTTCCATGCCCTGATCCATATCAATGGGGGCATCCATGCCGCCGCCCTGGTACTCGCCGGTTTTGATTTTCATCTTGGGCAAGCTCAAAGTCGGCACGTCGCCGGCAAAGCTCATGCCGTCGACAAACATGTTCATCATGAACAGCGTTTGGGGAATCATGGACATTGCGAAGCCTCCTTAGGCTTTGGTTTCGATGACTTCGGTGATCCACTGATTCGTGACTTCAACGAGGAAAGTGGGGTTCTCAGCCGGCGGCACGTCGGTGAAACGGATGCGCCAATAGACTTTGCCCTGCTCCAGCTGACTGGCAGTGTTCAGCTCGTCGTCCGGGAACACTTCGAAGTTGATCACCGCGCCCTGCTTTTTCAGGTCGCGCATGAAGTTCTCCAGGCCTTCAGTCACGTCGCTGACGTAGGTCTTGGTGATCGAGCGGTCAACCGCCCACTTGTGCCCGTAAAGGATCGCGTCCATGACGATATCCTGGGTACGCACACGCGTGACAAAGGCCCACTTTGGATCGCTGGAACAGGTACGGTTGCCCCACAGGCGGTAGCCATCGTCGCGAATGATCGTGGTGATGTTCGCGTTGTTGAGCAGGTTGGCCCGGCACGTTGCGTCGCCGTCCAAAAATTCAATCGGGCGCGTGGTACCGGTGATGCCGACAAACTCCTTGTTCGACGGCGAGGCCCAAAAACCGTATTCGTTATCGGTCCAGGCGAACAGGCCAGCCACCCAAGCCGACGCTGGTGCGTCCACGGTTTCACTGAGACCGGTGTCCCAGGTCTGCACGCCAGGATCCACCAGAAACACGCGCTTGCTGCCGAAGTTTTCGGCATAGGCAATGGCAGCCTCGTCGGTAGTGTTCGGGCCATCAACGATGGCGAGGCCGCGCAACTTGCCGGCGAGCGCATCGAGCGACGTGGCCACGGCCTGGGTTGCGCTGTGACCCGGGGTAATCAGCAAACGGGGCTGAGCATTGAAACGACTCTTACCATCAAGCAGCGCCTGCATGCCGGTACGCTGACCATCCGCCAGAACGCCACCGATGATGGCCGAGGTCTGCAGCGCGGGCGTGGCCAGCTTCTCGACACCGCACGCCACGATCACCGCCTTGGCGCGCATGTAGATCGCCTTGATGGATTTGGTGATCGCCGCGTCTTCGCCCCAGGCCGCCACCGCTTCGCTTTCGCGGGTGATCAGCAGTACCTGGTTAGGCTTGGCGGTTACCTTAGGCCCTGGGGTAAAGGTGTCGCACAGACCGATGATCGAGGACGACGGCACCGCGATAGGCCGCGCGCCGGTGTCCACGTTGGTGACGGTCACACCGTGAAAGAAACTCATAGGGCAATCTCCAGAAACGAAAAAGCCCCGCATAAGCGAGGCCGTGGGTTGTTCGTGTTACGAGTAACGGAAAAGAAAACGCCCCGTCAGTGCGGGGCGTTATTCGGTGGGCGTTTCGACTGCCTCAGACTCAGGCTCAGGCACCGGCAACTCATCAGGCGATAGCGGCCACAGGATCTCAGCCGGAAAACCATCTTGTTGCTCGATGCGATTGAGGTCGATGCGGTAACCCTTCCACTGCAGCAGACGGGCTGACTCTTCTTCGGTCGCGTTACCGATATCGACTGCGTCTTGAAGGGGTGCAACGCGCAACGCCGCCACCTTAAGCAACTCGTCCCGCCGACTCAGTACGACTACAGAAATTTGCTCCTCGGTCGGCAAAATATCTATCGGGGCCATAACCTCAACAGAGCCCGCTGGGGGCTGAGCGCCACCTGCGAAAGCACCAATGTACTGGCCTTCAAATGTATAAAAACGGGCTATATCTTCCATTATTTCTCGACCTTCAAACGAACCTGGAAGTTGGCAAAAGGCACAGTAACCTGAACGCCATCAACTGGGCGTGTAAGGAGCACAGCCGTTGCCGCACCGAATCTCGCATATGTGTTCATTTCGTCGTGCCACACTCCGATAGGGCTACTTGTCGAAGATGAGCCTCCATCAGCACTACCGTGCACGGAAACAACAATCGTTGCCCCGACCACAAAACCCGTGGTTGCAACGACGCATTTCACTTCAAGCGAACTGACCCAAGGCTCCACTCCGAAGCCGTGGGCGAATGTATAGGCTCCGCCCAGACTCATCGGCACCCAAGGACTCGTCTTTCGACGGTTTTCGGGGCTCAACGCGCTGACAGACGCTGCCAGCTCCGCGACATCAATATTTCCCTGATTAATC